ACATGACCACGACGACCTGCCGCAAGTGCCAGGGCACCGGATTCCTCGCCCAGTTCGATTACTGCGACTCCGGCAAGTGCTGGCGCTGCGGTGGAACCGGCCAGGAAGTCGCCGACCGCCGCTCCCCCGAGGTTCTCCTGACCGCCGAAGAGCGGGAGGCTCGGGCAGAGGCTTACGCCGCCGAGGCCCTGGCAGCACGCAAGGCCCGCCGGGCGGCACGACGGGCGGGCCTGTGATGGACGCCGAAACGGTCAAGCGCTACCGGGACGAAGCCCAGGCGCACCTAGAACGACGAGCCGACCGAACAGACGCCGACCAGCTCAACATCCGTGATATGCGGATCTTCAACCTCTGCGACGCGCTCCTCAATGCACTCGGCGAATAAGGCTTGCGACCCGGTTGGTGCAGTGGAGATCGCCGAACGCCTCGGAGTGAAGCGAGGGACCGTTGACATGTGGCGAATTCGTTCTCTCGGCTTCCCCGAGCCGCGATGGACGGTCGGTGGTCGACCTGCGTGGAACTGGGACGACGTCGAAGCGTGGAGCCGCTCACGCTGAGATCGTCTGGGTCGTCCCGACGTAGGCAAACCAGCGGTTCATCGTGTCCCCGATGGTCCCCCACAGGGAACCGCCGCCGGTCTCCCTGACGCCCAGTCCGAAGACTGACTTGGTTGCCGCAGCGTCGAAGGAGACGTCGAAGTTCGAACCGGTCAGGGTGGTCGCGACCCGGCGGGCGTAGACGTGCCGCTGTGAGTTGGCGTCATCGGAGGACGCCTGGTAGCCGCCGGTGGTGGAGGACATCGCGACGCTCGAGCGGATCAGCCATTGGGTCGAGGTCGGGGTCTGCAACGTGATATCAGCCATCCGATGGCCCCGTGGGAGGCGAATGTCGACGGTGAGTGTCGTTGCGAGGGTGGCGTTGATGCACGGGTACGAGAGCCGAATGATGGCTTCCTCAGGGCGGTTGCGGAGCACCTCGACGTTCCGTGCCCCGTCAGTCACCAGGGTGGTGCCGGAGCGTCGGAACCCGAACGTCTTCACCGCACCCCACAAGGTGCCCGAGGAGTACGTGGACTCCATCTGGATGCCGGACAGGTTCGCTGTGCCATCCGTGTACGCCGAGAGGCGCAGGAGCCCGTTGTTGACCCGGACATCGGTGGCCGCGGCCTTCACCTGCCGGCCCACCACCGGATACCAGGTCGACCCGACCTTCTGCTCGACCGTGGCCGCACCGTTGTAATAGGCGGTGGGTGCGACCCGGTAGTAGGTCTGCCGGTTGAAGTAGGCGGCGTCGTAATCGACGGACACGGTGCCGTTGTTGCTGGCGTACTGGTTCGGCGTCGACGACTGTGCCCCCGTGATCGTCAGCAGCCCACCGGGGAACCCAACCGTCGGGACAGTGGACCCCGACGTGATGGTGTCGACGTTCGGGCGGACCTTCCCGAGCGAACGAACCTCGATCTCCGGGCGTTGAAAGTGCGGCACCCGGACCAGCGACGCTGTCCACGGCAACGAGTGAGCGGTGCGGCGTGAGACATCCATAGCGACAGCGCCGGCGGTGACCCGGTAGAAGCCGTCCTGGTAGGGGTCCTCGGCGAACGTGACCGGGACGACCTGCTCGTCGGTTTCCGGTGGGGACATGCCGGCGAGCTGCTGCCGGGCCAGCGCGGTCAGGTCGTCGGAGGTGTTCTCGATGTAGCCCTGAGCTCGGACGAGGTCGCCGTCCACATCCCAGGTGTGCGCGTCGACGTCGAAGCTCGAGCCGAACCGGCCGATCGTCACCTTGGTCACGACGAGTCCGCCGTCGCCCCGGCGAACGCCGCCTCACGTCTCAGGATGCGTTCGACCTGCACCCCGATGTCCTCAGCGTTCTGCCCGGTGATGTACCAGTTGTTCGTGATAGCGGTGCCGGTGTGGGTCACCCCGGCCTCGCCCTGTGGAACCTTCGGAAGAATGGTGCCGTTCTGGTCGGGGACGAAGAGTTCAGCACGCTTCTCACCGACGATGTAGGGGGTGCCCTTCTTGACCGGGCCACCCTCGGCGCGAGCGTTCGCCTGGACAACAGCAGCCAGGTGAGTGCCGCTCAACCCATGAGCTGCACTCGTGGCTCGACCGAACGCCGATGTCAACCGATCAAGTTCGGCCTGCGCCTGACTGGTGTCGGCGGTGATGGTCGAGTTCCACTTGGTAGGGATGCCACGGATGGAGTCGGCGAGTTTCTGGGCCTCAGCCCTCTCAACCCCGGCGGCGATAGCGGTCAGGTACGCCTGGGTAGCGAGCTGTTCCTGCTTGGCCTTGACCTCGTCGCTGCTGGCGCCCGTCTCGGCGAGAGCCTGGATGACACCAGCAGCACCGGTGACGATCTCCTGCCCCGCATCCCGGTAGGCAAGCGCGGCGTCGGAAGTGCCGTCATAGTCGCCCTTGACCGCCTTGACGACCTCCTTGAACCCGTTGAAGGTGCCTTGGAGGTTGTCGGTGGCTTCCTGGACGCTAAAGGTCTTGCCCAGGTACTTGTCGACCGCGTCGTTGAGTTCGCTCAGCGCGTCTTCGACTGCCCTGGAGTTGTAACCGAGAACGTCGAGGCTGGTAGCAAAACTTGTGGTCGAAGGAACCGCTTCACCGGCCTTGGTGCCCACATCCCCAGTGGCCTTCGCCAACCCAGCCTGTGACTCGCCAGCCTTACGGGCAGCTTCACCGGCGGGGGTGATGGCAGCCTCGACGGCGGTGGCGCTGGCACCGAACCGCCGCATGGCGATGTCGGCCTTCTCAGCGGCAGAGAACGTGGTGAGCCCCATCACCTCGGCCCGTGTCCCCGTCTCCGCTATCTGGAGCTCGAGGCCACGGAGGTTCTCGTTCAGGGCGTCGATCTTGTTGTTGGCGTCCTTCGCGTTGTCATCCGAGAAGATCTTGACCCCGGCGGCACGGAACGAGATGCCCTCGCCGGCCTGGTCCTGAAGGTCAGCGATGGCCCGCCGATACGCCTCGGCCTGCTTGACCGGGCTGTCACCCAGCCCAGCGCCGACAGCCTCAGCGAACTTGTTGGCCTCCTTGCGGGCCTGCTGCAACTGATTCGCGAGAACCGTGAGCCCAACGGCAGCAATGCCCGCCTGTAATCCCCGAACAGCGAGCTTGCCCTTGTCGAGCCCACCAGCGAAGTTCTTGATCGCCGACCCGGCCTGCCCGAACCGTTCACGGGCAAGGATGATCTGACCGATCAGCGTCGAGGTAGCACCGACAGCGACAAGAGCGGTGGCCCCGTAGGTGGCGATGGTGCCGGCGGTCTTCTGGGCGGACGGTGAGAACTTATTCAATGCCCCGGATGCCTTACCGACGGCACCGAACATGTTGGTGAACGCATCTACTGCGCCACCGCCAACCCCCTCGGCGAGATCACCGAGTTGGTTCTTCATCCGCTCGAGCGACCCGGCGAAAGTCTTGCCCTCAGCTTCGGCGAACCCGCCGACCTGCTTGGCAAGAGCGTCCTGGACCGCCCCGTAGCGGTCGGTCTTGAACCGAACCTCGTCGATGCTGACGTCGTTGCGCTTCAGGGCTCCGACGTTGCCGTCGAGTGCCTTGCCGACCTGGGTGGCGGCGGAGGTCATGTCGACGCCGAACTTGCGGGCGAAGTCCACGACCAGCGGGGTGATGTCGCGGATCTCGTCGCCGGTCAGGTTGAACGTGCCAAGCATGGCCTGAGCGGACACGATCTGGTCGGCGTCGGCAGCGGTCTTCGACTGAATGGCGGTGGCGAGCTCGTTGAACGAGGAGATGTTCTCGCCGGCCAGCTTCGGCATGTTGTTGATGGTGTTCTGGAGCTTGACCTGAGCGAGGTTGGCTTCCTCTGAAGCCTGCGCCGCCTTGCCGAGTCCGACGAGGGCGACAGCCCCGAACGCAACCATGCCCGCACCCGCGGTGGTCATGGTGTTGCCGAGCTTGTCCATGCGCTTCTCAGCGCCGCCGAGCTCCTTCTCGGCTGCCTTGCCTACCTGCTTGAACCCTCGGACCGCCTGGTCAACGTCCGCGGTGATGAGAAGCGCTAGGCGGTCACTCAGAGCCACGCTTCACCTCCCGAGCCACGTCGTGTAGGTCACCCATCCGGCAGGCTCGGACTTGGGTCGGCGCCCCCCATGGCACCCGCGCCCCGAACCACGCGAGAACGTCGCGGAGGTTGGGGCCTAGGACAAAGGGTGTTCGTCACCTTTGTCGTCGGTCACGGTCCCCAACTGGTCGAGCGGGGAGGGTTCGACCATGTACTTGTCGACCCCGGCGAGGATCTCGGCGTACCCGACAGCGCCCAGCTTCTTCACTGCGTCGTCGATGGGGATGTCGCGACGGCGGTTCATGGCGACGATCAGGACCGCGGCAGCTTCGGAGGCGGAATCAAGCGGGTCCATGCGGTGCCACGGGACCCCGGCGAACTTCTCCACGGCCATGCACTCGTCGAGAGTCAGGTCGTCCTCGGTGACGGTGAGGTCATCCCAGGTGACCCGCCACCGGAACCGGCCATTGACCTCAGCGGCCCGTTTGACGATGGCCTGGAAGATGTTGTCGCCGGTGTCGTCGTGTTGGCCGGCGAGGATCTCCGCGACGATGCGCTTGGAATCGAGCGGTTTAGCCACCAGTGAACTCCCTCGCCCACGCCCCACGGTGGGTCTTCTGTATGACCTCAGGAAGCTTCCGGCGCATGACCCCTTCGGCCGCTTCCCAGAAGTGCTTCCCGTGGGTACCGGGGTGGTTGGCTGACGCTCGGACGTTGGAGCCGATCGTCAGCGCCCGTTTCCCGGCCCGGCGGCGTCTACCTGTTCCGGCACCCCGTGGCGTGATGGGGTGGGCCGAAGTCGGGTTGTTCACCAACTGGGCGGGGCCACGGAGCTTGATGACCGCAGACTCCCCAAGTAAGTCGTACGCCGGGCTGATCTTGCCCCGCTTCAACCCTGACAACGGCTTACCTGGGGTGACCCCCGCAGCCAGCATGGCACCGGCGGTGATGGCCTTCCCACTGATAGCGGCCGTAGAGACCGCCACCTTGTTAACCCTGTGTGACGTATTGGCGAGACGGTGGAACTTGTTCGACATGTCCTGAGCGTCCTTGGACATCTACGCTCCCACCATGCGACGTGAGTTGATGATCTCAGCAGCCCAGTTCATGATGATCCTGGTAGCCGTTGTCTTGGCCGTCGGGCTCCTCGGAGTCATCGCCAGCCAGTGACTACGGGGTGATGTCGCGGGTGACCTCACCGTTGGTGCGGAACGTCACCGACATCTGATTGACCTCACCCACCGAACCCGCGATCGGGTTGTACGTGTACAGGGTGCAGTTCCCCGTGTACGCCGGGTTCGTCGCCGAGATGGCGTCCGTGGTCGGCTTCACCGAGAACGGCACCGGCACACCCGCATCCTGGATGGCGAACAAGGTCGCGTCCACGGACGACGCGGCGAAGTCCTGGTTGAAGTTGATGGTCATGCTGCCGGTCTTCAACCCTGGCAGGGCGGAGGCGAAGCCGTTGTTGCCGAACGCCGTATTGTCCTGCTCGGCGATCTCGATGTTGAGCTCGACGGAGGTGGCGTGATCGGAGAGATCGACTGAGTTCAGGACGATCTCGCAGTCATTCAAAACGTGAGATGCCACGAATGGCTCCTTCTTGGGCGCGACGAACACCCCTGGACGGGGCCGTCAGGGGTGTTGTTGGGTACTGCTGGGGACTACGGGGAAACTGCGGCTGAGACAGCAGCAGTAAAGCTGGGCGAGCTGCCGGAGATCGTGAAGGTCGCGCGGAACCACTGCTCTGTGGTGGAGATGGCAGCGGAGATGTACGCACCCCCGGCGGTGGTCTGTGCTGGGAATGTGCCGCGGGTCGTGTAGGACCCACCCTGGGTGGCGGAGGACTGGACGGTGACCACACAGGAAGGTGTGGTGCCCGACACAACGAAGAAATGGGCGGCGGCGGTCAACAGGGTGACGGTGCCAGCGGTGAAGAGCTGCTGACCCGTCGTCGAGACAGTGGTGGTGCGTGCGGCCTTGTTGGCGATCACCGCACCGGACCGGAGCCCGAACGCCGACTGGCTCGAGTGCAGCGTCCCGGTGAGCTGGGCGATCTCGCCCACCGACCCCGACAGGGGGGCGAAGGTGGCGTTCATGCCCTTGCTGTGCCACGCACGGGCCCCGATGGTCTGATCGAACGCCACCGTGGCGACGTTCGCATCAGAGGAGGCCAACGTGAACAGCTCGAGGTCGGAGCCGTTCTCGAAATCAGCGAACCCCTGGTAGTTGATCGTCGCCGACTTCAACCCGGGGAGGGCGGAGGCGAACCCGTTACCGGAGAACGTGGTGTTGTCCACCTCGGCGATCTCCTGACCGACCTCCACCGAGTTGGCCTGCGCGGTCAGGTCAGCGGACCCGTGCCACACCGCGCAGTTCTGAAGCACATGCACGGCCACTACTCGGTCGCTTCCTCAACCGCGGCAGCGGCCGCCTTCGACGCTGGCTTGATGTGCCCGGACTCCACGAGAATCGCGGTCTGCGGGGTCGCCGGCAGCGACACCCGCTTGCCCTTCTCACCGCCGGTGAAGTTGTCGCTGAGCACGATGTAGCTGTGCGACGGTGTTTCGTCTGCCATCAGATGCGCTCCCGTTTGAATGTCACGTCGACCGTGAACGACCCACCGAAGGCCGGCGAGCCATCAAGGTCGGTCACGATCCGGTTGTATGACCGGAGGTAGGTGTGTTCGACCTGGCCCCCCAGGTCAGGGTCGGCCATCAGCGCGGCCCGCACTGACTTGTCGCCCACTGCGTCCACGTACGACAGCAGCTCAGCGATAGCGATTTGGTCGTCGGCCCGTGAGACGAAAACGGTCACGTCGAACGGCACCGTCGTCTCACCGGTACGGCCGAACGTCACCTCATACGTCTCGATGGTCGGGACGTCCACGATCACGCACGGCAGGTTGTAAGGACCGCCCAAGGTGTCGTGAACGTTGAGATCGTCGATGGAGTCCAGTGCCGCACCCAGCCCGGCACTGATCTCCACCAGAGTGGTTTGGCTCACCCGACGGAAACGAACCGGTAGGGCGACAACAGGTCCGCGACATCCGGGTCGGTCGAGGACAAGCGAAGGGCGAACTCGTCGAACCCTAAGGTCCCAGTGACGGACTCACGGCGCTTGTAGATGCGGGCCGCCTTCAGGAGGGTTGCTTGGACGACCGCGACGGGGACGGAGGCCCAACCCCAGAGCGCGTCGACCTGCACCACCCCCCACCCGAACACCCCGTCGATGTGCCAGTACGGCTGGTCATCGAACGGCGCGTTCAACGGGCCTGCGCGGTACGAGGTCGTCGCGTACGGGTTCCCCAGGACATCGGGTTGATACTCGGGGGTGACCGCGGTGAGCTCGGTGAAGTCGTCGGTGAAGATGCGGTCACCCTTCGCGAGGTACAACCGCCCCGACGACACCGCATCCAGGTAGAAGCGGCGATGAGTGTACGTGTCCACCACCCTCGAGGCGGCTTCGATCGCACGCTCCATGAGGGCGTCGTTGTCGCCACGGCTGTCACCGAGGTGCTCCTTGAGATCCTCGACCTCGGCGTAACCGTTGACGATCGCCATCTACTTCTTCGGCGCCGCCTTCTTCTGGGCGCGGGCCGGCGTCACCGTCTTGTTCTCGGCTTCGGCGACCTGCTTCTGGCCGCGCTTCGCCTCCCACTCCTTGCGCTGCTTGGTGCGGCCGGCGAGCGTCGAATTCTCGACCGCCCACTTGTCCTCACCACGCAGAGGCGTGTCGTTCTCACGACCCGTCTTCGCCTCCGCCTCCTCCCAGTTCTCGTCGGACTGCTCATGACGATGGAGGCTGCGGTCGCGCTCCTCGGGCTGGCCTTCTGAGTTCTGTGGCATGTCAGTCATCCCTGTCGACGGTGGATGCGATCGAGAAGGTGAACCCCGGCGAACCCGTCCCGCCGATGGTCCACTGCCACCGGCTCGAGTCACCGAGGGGCCCGAAGACCTTCGCCAGTCCGGTGTTCACATCGCCCTGCTGGGCGAACGCACCGACGGTGTAGTAATTCGTCCCGTCCGCGGTGGTCTCGAGGACCACGTCGAGGGTTTCACTGGTGCCGGTGGTGGCGGTGACGATGAGGGTGGCGTTGATCGAGTCGATGTTCGTGGTGTCGAACGCCGTCCCCGCCGCCGTGGTGGTTCTCGCGGCTGACGCGAGGTCGGCGAGGGTGGAGTCCTCGTCGGCCGGCGTGTACCGGCCTCTGCTGTCCTGTGGCATGAGCGTTACTCCTTGAGGGGGCCGTATCTCTTGCGGTACTCGGCGAGCTCTGCGGCATCCGCCGCCCGCTGGGTCTTGATCTCGGCGG